GTACCATCAATACCCTTTTGTCCTGTTTCACCTTTAGCACCTTCAGTACCAGTTATACCTTGTGCACCTTTTTCACCATCTGTACCTTGTGTACCTATAGTACCACTTATACCTTGTATACCTTGAGCACCTACAGCACCTTCAATTCCTTGTGCACCTTTTTCACCATTTGTACCTGATATTCCTTGTGCACCTTTTTCACCATCTGCACCCTTTAAACCATCAATACCTTTTTCTCCTGTACTACCTTGAGTACCTGATCCTATTGTTCCTTGTATACCTTGGATACCTTGTGCACCTTTATCACCTTGTGTTCCTATACCTGTTATACCTTGTGCACCTACATCACCAGTTATACCTTGTATACCTTGTGCACCTACAGTACCACTTATACCTTGTATACCTTGAGCACCTATTTCTCCTTTAGCACCTGTGATTCCTTGAGCACCTTTTTCACCAGTTATACCTTGTATACCAGTAATACCTTGTGCACCAGTTTCACCTTTATCACCTTGTGGGCCATCGGCCCCTATAGTACCTGTTACACCTTGTGCACCTTTTTCACCATCTGCACCTTGAGTACCTGTACCAGTAATACCTTGGGCACCTTGTGCACCTGTGATTCCTTGTGAACCTACTGAAGAAGACCCAGAATATAATCTACCATCAGCATCTATCATTACTGCCCCTAATTCATTACTAGCTGTTGCTGGTGTGTCTATTAGTTCAGAAAAGTATACTGATCCTGTAGTTAGAAATGATCCAGTTAATTGTAAAGATCCTGATATGGTAATTGAGTATGCATCCGCACCTGTAAAGGCTTGGATGGATTGCGAGACTTGTAATGCCTCTATTATCTCTCCGGTTTCTATACCGTTATTAGATAATGTTCTTGTTGGGATTTGTGGTGCTGCCATTTATGTTGAGTATTATTTTGTTATAAATATGTAAAGGTTTATTGTCTGTCAATGTTTACTAAAATTGTTGTATCAGTAGTTCTAGATGTAGGAAGAGGTTGTGCCATTTTACCTACAGCCATTAATTCATTATTATTATTATACAACCCTACTGTAGTAACATATGGAGAAAAATAAGATCCTGTTACATAATCATACACAGTTCCATCATTACTTGTATTACTTATAACCGTAGGATTTAGTGTATAATTAAATTCACTTTCTCCTATTGTACACTTATATTGCGTCTCATACATAGTAAAAGAAGATGAGAACTCTACAATAATGTCTTCAGTTTCTACAAAGTTTTCAACATGGTTATTACCTACTGTTCTACCTCCCCATAAACTTACTCCATATTCAGAATCTCCATATCCTCCATTTACTCCTGTTCCTTCTTTTCTTGTACCTCCTGTGTAAATTATCATTCCATGTTCATAGATAACATTACCTACTACAATAGAATCTTGATCAATAAAATTAGGGGTTAACATTTTTAATCTGCCCTCACCGTCATCAAAGTAACTACCACTAGGGGTAGTTATTACTATAGAGTTAGGTAAAATATAGTCTCCAAACATTGCTTTTGGAATAGACATTGTACCTATATAAGGTTCAAATGTTGTTTCTCCATATAATGCTTCACCATATATAGCCTCACCATATGTTGCTGTGGGGGTTTTAACAGTATATGAACTAGTAGGCCAGTATTTTTCTGGGTTTAAATCTGTTTGTTCATAATTAAAAAAAGCATTTGATGCTATTCTTCCATCAGTAACACCATCAGGGGATATTGATTGGGTGTTTGCTACTTGAGCTTCACCATTACTACTTGAAATGTAGTTTGAATAATATAGTTGTTGTGCTGAAAAATATATTGCAGATTGTGAGTATTCTGTTATGTGGCCTGTAGCACTTCCAGTTCCAAATTTATTCCCTAGATATCTATCAATATTAACATTAGATGAGGTCATAGCGGCCCCATTAAAAGAAAATCCTTTAACTACGTCTAATGGGGATATTATTACATCCTGTGAATTTAAAGTTTTGTAAGCAGCCATTCATTTTTAAAAATCTAGTTTTACTCTAATCAGAGCTTCTTTTGTAAAATCTTTGTTTAAAGGTTTTGATAATTTTGCTACCGCTAATAACTCATTTGAATCGTTATACATACCTACAGTTGTCAAGTAAGTTTGTGGGTTATTTATAAAATAATTATAAATTACCTCACCAGTTGATCCTGAAATATATGAGGGGTTTTCTGAATAGTTAAATTCACTGTTTCTTGCTCTAACAAACACATAATCAGATGTAATAGTTTCTTCAGAATTTAATCCAAATGAAGAACCTTGTTGTAAGGCATTTAGTAGTTTTAAAGGGTTTGCACCATTCACATTCTCATCATCAACAGTTCCTAAAAGAATACCTTGAGGTCCTCCTAGATCCAAAACATCCCCATTTAATAAAATAGTTCCAATGTCAGGTAAGAATAAACCATATGAACCCAGTTCATTATTAGCTCCAGCATACCCATTAAGTGGTGCATCCCAAGATGTACCGTTTGACCCACTAATTATTTGATAAGCTCTCATTGTACCATAGTAGGTTGGAACATTTACCATTTTAGAATCGTCTGTTAATTGTAAACCTGTTGGATTGTTTGAGGTTTTTAATGTTAAGTTTAAAGAACCTGGGAATAATGCTTGTTTATAAGCTGATCTTTCTATGCTTAAAGCATAAATTGAACTTCCAGTAACCCCACCAAATACAAATGATGAATTTTCATCTTCTAAAACTAATGTTCTGTATTGACCATATATAGTTTTTGATGGAGATACACCAGGTGCCGCTTGTTGGTTATAAGCTAAAGTACCACCTCCAGATTCATTTCCATATGCTATTTGAAATTGGGCTTGTGAATTTGATCCTGTTGGGTTTTCGTTAAATACAGTAACATAGTATTTTCCTGAAGCCCCATTAACTTGGTTTGATTGTGTATAAAATGTAGTTAATACTGGTTGGTTATTTGTCCAGCAGGTTTGAGTTTGTGCTTGTGCACTTACTACAAAATCGTCTGCTTCTAATCTTTTAAATCCCATGTTTTATATATTATGTTGTTGATTTAGTTATTGTGATTGGTATTGTAATTCTAGCTCCACTATCTAAACCATTAACTGTTAAAGTACTTACTAATGTTGAATTTGATCCAAACAATGTATTTATAGTAGTTGCTCTTAATGTAATCTGAGTACCTGTTACGGTTGATGAAACGTTTGTTCCAATTGTTGTTGTTGAATTTAAATTAGAATTAGTAGCGGCTGCTGTATTTATACCAGTTGCTTCAAATGTATTTAATAAACGAACATCTGCTACTGTACAGCTATACCCACTTGTTTCAAATACTTGGTCATTACCTAAGTAATTTAATGTTTGTGGTGTAATTGCTATTACTGCTCCTTGTTGTAAAGTAATGGCAGAATACCCTAAATTTAGGATAGGGAGTTTAGCTGTACCTCTAGGTAAAGTTGCTAATTTATACTTTACTATTTGTGATTCTTCAGGAAAAGCTTCTAACAATGGCATTCCATCAATTGCTTCTCCATAAAAAGCAGAACCTGATGGGTGAGCTGGATTATATAGTGTGTAATCTATTTCGTCATCTGAAAGTGCGAATTGTGTGATTCTGAATGAACCGTCGTTTGCTGCTAACAATTCTCTACCTTTTGTTGTTAAGATAGCATCAACTGTTATTACTGAATTATTTAAGTATCCCATTGTTGTTTTTTATATAAATATTGTTATATGTTATAAATATGATTAAGTTATAAGTTTATTGTCTCTTAGTTGTTTTAATGTTTCATCCGGGTTTAGTTCTATTTCTGCTATTGGGAAATGTGGGAAAAAGAAACCTGAAGGTGTATTATCTGCTTTTTTTAATGGTGGTGTATATGATACATAACTACCAGATGCTTCTTCTGTCATCGATTGAGATGAAGGGAATGTTCCTGTCCATGGTTGACTACTATCTGTAATACCTGTATTTAATATTTTAGTATCTTTAGAATCTACCCATTTAGTTAGTTGTGGTAAAGAACCATAAGAAAATTGGGTATTAATTAAAATTGAATTATATGCCTTAAGGTATCTTCTTAATAAAAAGAATTGAATATTAATCCCGTTATCTATATAATCATCAAGTTGTAATCTTAATTGAAAAGTACCAGATTGTTCTTGATATTCAGATGGTGTTGTTATCTGTGTAATTCTTCTAGTTGTAGTTTCAGAGTTTACAAATCTAATTTCATCACCAGGTTGAACATTCCATGGTATGTTAGGACGAGGCCAAGCAGTATCTGTTGGTTCTTGTCCCCCAGGAAAAGCATTATTGTTTGAGGGTACATAAGGTACATATCCTATATAATAATCCTTATCATAAGTTAAGTTACCATTTGGTGATACCATTAAAAGTACATTCCTTTGAGGGATTAAATCTGAGGATCCTGTAGTAAATATTAATGTTAAATCACTTTGATTCTCAAACATATTATCACTGTCTACAACAGGTGTTACTGGGATTTCATATCTTCTATCATTATTAGCTGGTGTTCCAGATGCATTGATTGTGTTAGTAATAGAACCTGTGTATACTATTGAACCTAAGTTGTTGGTTACTATTACTTGTCCCTTTGAGCTTAAAGAATTTAAATGGTCTATATAAGGTTTAATAATTTGACCTGCTGATGATGTTTCAGTAAGATAAATATTGTTTGTATCATTAAATCCACTATTATCAAATCTTATTGAACCTAAACCTGTGTTACCATTCATTGGTGGTACAGTATCAGAAAGACTAGAGGTATAATTAAATTCTAGAGGGGGTGTTGCGTTTGATGATGAAAATTCCCAATATGGATAATTAATAGCATTATCTTCAGTTTGATCTTCGGTTTGTGATGATACAACCTCAAGAGTAACAAAAGGACCTTTTGGAGGGTTTACAATTGGTAAACCATCAGCAACAGTCCCACCACTAAGTCCTGTAAAGCCATACCCCTTTGGTACCTTAGTAGGATTCCAAAAATTGGTTACCCCATCAGCAGCCAGTACAGAATTATTTTGTTCTAAATAATCTAAATTAACATTCCATCTATATTTAATACCACTTTTTAATGGGAAATTAGATCGAGCTTTAAATATAAATGATACATAAGCTACATCATCAACCCTACCTGTATCATTATTAATTTTATTTTGGATTAGGTTTCGATAAATACCACTAGAGTATTTATTATTCACTATTCCTTCATCTGAGGATACTTGGGCTAATGACATTGTTGTAGAAGTACCATCCAGATTTACTTGGTTATTGTTTATATTACCAAAATATGCTACTATTTTAGGTTCTTCTGTAAAGGTAAATGGTTTATTTTGCCAATTTTGACTAGTACCTGCAGCAGCTTGTAAACTAAATGAAATATCTCCTACTCTATTAGTACCATATTCTGTACTTTGACCATTCCAATCACTCCAAGAACTTGCTTCTCCAACTTGGGTTCTAAAAATATTAGGGAATGAACTTGGTTGGGTGTAATTGATTGTAGCAATATAATTATCTGATAATTCCCCAACATTTACTCCTCCACTACCTGACATAGCTACTGGATCTATAGTAAAAAATATTTGCCCTGGATTTCCTAGGTAAGGGTTAGTAGTAGCATTGTTACCTCCAGTACCATCTGTAGGGATAGGGAAAGTAGAACCTGTCCAATTTGCAGTATCTGATTCATTTAAAATAATAGCATTACCTATTTGATCATTTCTCAATATAAAAGCACTTTCATCATACCATTCTCCCCACCTATTAAGGAATGATGAACTAACCTGGAGACTATTTAAGTTACCTCCTGAGGATGTAATCCCTCCAAGTAAGTTAGCATAATTAATCTGTTGGTTGTTTGATTTACTTACATCATAAACACTACCCCCTATTCTTTGACCATATTGCATATAACTTTGAGAGAAACTACTAACAAAATTTGGATTTCCTTCTAATGGGATTGATTCATTTTCACCTAAATACCCATTTGAAGATGTTTGAGAATATAATATAGGTACAGGTTGTTTAGCTACTGTTAATATAGGTTGTAACCCATTAATTTGATCATATTGTGCTGAACCTGAGATTTGGTTTACTTGAATGTTACCTAATCCTCCTTCAGCCCAACTTTGTTCTACATCTAATCCAGTATATGGGGATAGTAAAGGATTTAGAGCATCACCTGCCCCATTTATTAAATATTTTAAATTTAATAGAATCTTATTATTTACTACAGGGTAGGGGTCTAATATTTGGTCACAGTAAGCAAAATATGCTGTTTGGTAATCAATTACAGGTAAAGTACCAAAACCATTAACTAATCCTTCTATAGAATTAACCTCCTTTGCAGATGTTCTACTACCTACATATCTTGGAAATATGTTAGCTAATTGTGTATAATTAGATTCAGGTACTGTTGATTTTTGAGCAGATCCCGATAATATAGCTTGGAAATTAACTGGATCATATATCCCTGTTGAATAATCTACTTGTTGGATACGTCTATTTTCTCTTTCTCCAAGTGCATTGTTTAACACAGGCTGACAATCGGGGGCGTTGGTAAAACCTTGAGTTCCATTAAATGCATTTTGTACAAATGTTGGAACTATACCATCTCCTATTACTTCACCTTGTGGGGTATTAAACTCAAGATAATATTCTCTTACTACTAATGAATTTTCAACTGATTCTGAGGGTGCTGATCCTGAGGATACAGCTAATGATAATGACAAACAATCTTTAATTCCTATGGATTGTGATGGGATTAAGTAACTCATGGTAATAGCTAAACCATTAACATGAATATTTTCATCTCTAAATTCAGATTGTGTTACAAAAGCATCTAATGTAGTTGGTACAAAGGTAGGATAACTACCTGTATAAATTCTTATTGAAGCCGTAGGCCAAGTTGGTCCATCTCCTGCTTCACCTACATCATAAGTTGCAGTACCATATTCAGAATTAACATCTCCATATGTTGTCCCCACAGCACTACCAGTCCATGCAGTAATAAACATAGAAGCTGTTACTTGAACATCGTTTTGAGGTAGTTGATTAAATACATATAAACCATCTAAACTAGAAGATAATGATGATGAATATGATATATAAGCTGATTCCCATCTTTTAGCAAAATTATCAGGTGGGATTGGTGGTGTTCCTTGTGCTGCCCCATTAATTATTACAGTAAAATCCTCACCAAAATATGTTGAATCTATACTAAAATCTGGTGGGTCATTGGGTCCAGGTGTAAATCCAGTTTGTGAAAGTGTCCCTACTAATGCTGGTATATTTGCGTTATACCCAGCAGGTATATCAACATATGAAGGAATATTAGCTGAAGATGTAAATGTTACTCTTACTGTGCCTGGATTATTCGCGTCTACTCTAGCATTATATACCATATAATAAGAGTAATCTGCATATAACCCAAATTGGGTTGAACCTACTGCAGGTACATTGTTTTCATCTACTACTGGGAATACACTACTAGTGTAAGTATAAAAACCAGGTGTACGGAAACCTATAGGGGGTAGTTCAGGTTGTGATGGAGCTCCACCATATTGAAATTGCGAAAATTGTCCTTGATACTTAGGTACTTCTGAAAAGAGGGTACTTATAGCTGTAAAATTTGTAAAGGGTGTAAATGTGGGTGATTGTTCATCATATGTAACATTTACTTTAAAATAATCATTACCAATTTCATCAATAGAAGTTATATCATATTGAGTGTAATTTGTATTATTTGAAGATATTCTTAATTTCCCTCCAGTTTTACCAAAATCATAAGAAGAAGAAAGTGATGACATAAAAATGTCTATGCCATTTGGTGTATAGTTGTCTATATATATTTCTGTAGCTAGAGTTACATCAACTGAGTTAAAACTTATTTTATTTGATCCTGGTGGTGGTGTAGTTGAGGTATTAAAACTAAAGTTTGTATATAATTGCTCTTGGTTTTCTAGATATATTCTGAACCAGGCACCATACATTGGTGGGGTTTGTAGAGATGTATACTTAGTAAATATAAAAGGTCTAATACTTCTAGAAGGGTTATATATTTGAAATGAACCCGTTATATTATTTGGGGATAATCCACTTTCATTACCTAATATTGCTAGTTGTTTTTCTAAATATACACCTGGGATATTTCCTCCCCCACTAAGTAAACCTGTATTAATAGGGTTACCTACAGGTAACCATGGGTTAGATGGAATACCAGAACCTGTTTCAACTACTATATAAGCTTTATATGCTCTATGTAAGTGTGGGTTATATCTATACTCATCCCCATCTCCTCCTACTGTATTATATCCTTTATGTACCCAAAGTTCTTGATCTGACTTTAATGGGATTTCAGTACTATATATATTTACATTATTAGTAGATAAAGTAACAACTAAATCAGCAGTTGGGTTTTGGAAACCAGCGCTAATTAATGTCGATTGGGGGATTGTAATTGTTTCCCCTGATGTCCAATTTGAACCTGTAGCGTTAACTCTAACTAACGTTATATCATAAACACCTATGTTTAGAGTGGGTGATGATTTTATTGTAAGAGTAGCACCTGTCCCATTTATGTTACCGGTTACAGGTATAGAAGGGAATGTTTGAAGTTGATTATCAACTGATACAGATGAAAAATTAGAAATTGCCTGATTTTCTACTAAACTTACAAATTCCGGACCATTTTGTACTACATAAGTAGCATCAACACCATAATTTACAATCTTAGTATCATAGAAGAAATTAGCTTGTGTTGCTGGGTCTTTAACTAATTCAAGTATAGCATTAGTTTTAGCAACTGTGTCAGATCCAGACACTAATATTTGATTAGTATCCTCTTTAAAGTAGTATTTTATTTGTTTGTTTGTTTGATCCGCCATGTTTAAGTATAGTATGTGATACTATTATAAATAATATAATAAAAAATTTTCGCTACTCCTAATTGTTTTAATTTTATTGTTCATTTGGTGGTGGTGGATTACCACCTCCCTCTCCATCATATATGTATTGGGTTATACTACAATATTGGACATAAGTATCATCTGCAAGTACTACATAAAGTCTAGCCGATCTAGTTAATTGCTCATCAGTAGTACAAGGTGCAGGTGGTAGAGCATTACAAATTGCATTATCTACATTAAATGTAATAGTACTACTACCTTGACCAACTTGTCCACCTCCTATAAAGTTTACCCAATCAACAGTATCATAAGTACTTGGTGGAAGGTTTTCATTGACATTAGTTACAGTAGCTACTGCATACCAAGCTGCAGATTGATTGTTAGTTGTTACTGTAATTTGTCTATTGGCATTGTTAGTAAGAGCAAAAGGAGATGTATTCAAACAATTTATAGTTAATGTTGGGGCTGGTGGGGCATTTGTATTTGAATTTATTCCAGAATCTATAGGTGATGGTGGGTCTAATTCCTTAAACCAAGGACCTATTTGTACCGAGGATGCTGTTATTGATCCTGTATAGAATTGTAAATCGTTTTGACCATTACCTCCTAAAAGTGATGATGCACTTAACGCCATTATAGTAGCAGGTTTTGCATTCATAAACCAAGGACCAGAACTTGCAGTATATGGTACACTTGGGTCATTGTCTATTTCATATGAACCAGTATTAAAATTACCAAATGTATCACTACTAAATCCATTTCCACTATCTACTCTAAATATGTTACCATTATTATCTGTTTGGAAATAATTTGATTCACCCCATCCTTTAAAAAATGATTCTGTTGGGAATGTAGGTACAGGTGGAAAAAACCCTTGAGCTACTGACTCAGTAATACCTAAACTAGGTAAAACATTTGGATCTTCTCCTGATGATGTAGCATAATAACTAAATTGACCACTTGCACTAAATGATAAATCATAAAAACCAACATCAAATGAATTAACTGCTGTTGAAGATGGAGGTTGGTTTATATATAATAAAGTAGCATCTGTAGTATTACTATCATTATCATCTTGGAAGGTTTGGTTAGCTATATACCATGTTTGGTAACCTTCAATTAAGACATTTCGGTAATCACTAGCACCTGTTAAATTAAATTGTACATATAAACTATTTTGAATAAATGGGAGAATTGTTATTCCATTTATGTCAACATTCGACATTTTTATGTATTTAACTTTATTAGTACACTCAAAAGCTACATCTTGTGTTCTTAATGTTATAATTAAATCACGAGTAATATTAGCGATACCTAAAGCTTGTAAAGTTCCGGCTGTAATTGTAATTGTATCACCAGGAATATATCCTGTTCCTGTTGAAGTAAATTGAACTGTAAAAGGTTTGGTTTGTGTAGATCTTAAAAACAATGTAGCACCCGAACCAGTACCATTTGTTGTAAATTGATTCCCTACTAAAGTATTTGTTTGGTTTGTTGAATTAGAAAAGGTGTTTGTATTGGGTTGTTGTGATACGTTTACGTTTTTATTAAGAGTTAATCTTCCATTAACATTAACTGTATCAGCCCAAAACCAAGTATTACCTGCTTGTGGGATAAGAGTTTGGAGTTGAAACTCTTCATCTGTATAATTAAGACTGTTAAACCATTGAATTCTATAAAAATAATCAGGTACATCGTTCTGTCCAAAGAATGCACTACATATATCATTTATTCCTACATTAATAGGATTTCCAAATTCACCATTGTAAAATTCCCTTTGGTCAATTCTAGGGTAATTTACTGCAGATAAACCGTTAGAATTAGTATCATATAATTCATTAGGCATAGCTATACCTTTACCAGGTTCAAATGATTCACTCCAGGATTGAACAAAATCTGGATATTGTGTAAAAAATGAAGAGGCAGATATTTCAGCTTCTGTTAAATTACTATATGGGCTTCCGGCTACGGTAAAACATACTTCTATACTCTCATCATTCCAAAACCCAGGATTTCTTTCACCAACTCCGGCTGTTATTCCATTTTCTTCTACACTTAAATAGAATTGATATTGTGAAGTATAATCACCATAAGGAGCAGAACCATAAGTTGAATCCCCTGATCCATACCCTGCATAAAATATACCTTGGTTAATTCGCCACAGCATATATCTTTGAGGTCTATCAATAGATGTAACTCTAACATAATTAATTTGACCAGCTGCAGAACTAGAAACTAAAGACATTAATTCTGCATGTTTTTGTAAATCAGTTCCTGTGGTACTAATACTCATGGTATTAGTTATATTTGATGGGTCTATTACTACTACCCCACTTGGTGTTGTAATAACTGTAGTAGTTGTTAAAAGGAACTCACCATTATTAGAATTTGGTTCTAAGGTATCAGTTGAAGCTGAAATAAAGTAGTTGTTTAAACATACTTTAGAGTTAGATTCACTAATAGGTGCAGCATATAAATTATTAAAGGGTTCAAATACACCACCTGTACCTCCACCAAATTTATATATAGCAGATCCACTAACATTACCATATTCTGGAAATGAGCTACTTGAATTTGGGATTTGATAATCTCTAGGGAATGACTTAACACTACCCGAATATGTAGGGGTTGTATTAGATATTGAAGGAGGTGCCTGTCTATTTCTTTCTAATAAATTTTGTTTAATTACAACTCCCGAAGATAAACTTGTTCTAGCAGGTGTAAAATCCTTAATCATTTTAAATAATGAATTGTCAAAGAATTTAATTAACCTAATAAAATCATTTACATCGTAGCTATCTATATATTTTGTAAAATATGCATCTCTTAAAGCATCTAATTGTGGGTAAGAATACCCAGATTCAGATATTTGTCTTGGATCACCAATATAATCTCCTAAATTAAATGCACCTATTTGAGCAATGATATCATCATTAACTTGATCTGTAGGTGAAAATGCTACTTCTAAATAGTTTATATTTGGGTCACTACCACTTGGGTAAGTTGTTTGTTGAATAGATCTATAAGGTGATAAAGTAGAACCTGTAGGTAATATCTCATCAACTATTTGAATTTTATCTGATATTCTATTTTTAATACCTCCTGGGACTTGGTTTAAGTATATTTCTTCTTTATTTTGAATAAAATTACCATATCTAAAGAAATTACTATTACCACTTGTAAAAGATGGAGTTACTCCCCAAGATCCTGTTACTTTAGGGTGGATTGATTTTCTACTAGAAGTTATTAATTGAGTACCTAAATCTGCTCTAAATGTTAAATCATCAGGTGTAGAATTAATTGTATTCCCTTGTGTAGAATAAGGGTTCATTACATAATCGAAAAATAAACTTTCGCTTAAGGGAACATTCCAATATCTTACTTCTTGTAAAGCACCAGTTAAGGGGGCATAAGTATTACTATTTAAAGAAAAACCTGAAATAGATGGAAAAGATGAAGTTACTACTGTAGACCAATATTGCCAATTATAGCTAGTAGAATCAGATCCTGAGAATCCTATCTTATTATCTATCCTATTAGCGGCATATAAAAAAGCATCTTCACTATTACCTACTTTTGAATCATAATCTACTGTTGCTTGAACTGACCACCAACCACCATCAAAAAATGGTAAATCTATACTAGCAGTATTTTGGGCATTAGTTATACCATCAGGGTATAAGGTTAGTGTACCAAATGCATTACTTTGGCTTGGTATTGATCCTGAATATGAACCACTACCCATTCCTGAACCTGTGTATTCAAGAGTTATAAATGCTCTTGTTTCATCTCCTACCCATACGTTATAATAAGCAGATGAAGTAGGAATACCTGGGGTTTTAAATCTAAATTGTAAGGATCTAGGTACAGTATCTGATGCTTCTTTATGAAATTGTGTGTTTGTTAAGAATGAAGAAGTTATATAACTGCTACCATCTAAATGAAAAGCATAATTAAAAACATCTTCACTATAGTCCCAATCTTTATAATTTAATCTATCCTTACCACCAAATTCGTTTATCCTTAAAATTGTTGAAGGAATCCCGTAAGAAGTTATTAACGCTCTAATACCAGCTATTGTACCTTTAGTTTTAAGTAAATAGGGTAGATTATGGTAAATTCGTTTATATAACGATTTATTTACACTGTCCAATGGCACTATATCATTCGATGCCGATATCGTTGTATTTACGTACTCATACCCAGAAGGTGTGGGGTAACTACCAGTCATATTAGGAAATGGGAACGTACTACCTGATGGGGTTATACCTAAAAATGCTGTATATAAATCGTCTGAGTTAAAATTATTTGAGTATATTTTTATACCAAAATCTTTAATGGCATCTGCTACTAAATCCTTGGAAATACCAAAGTCTAAACGGTTATCTGCGTCAAATCTAGTGGTTAAATTCTTAGTATATAACCATGTGTTATCATACTGTTGGGCAACCATATCCACGAATAATTCATATTTTGCGTTTTCTGGGTCTTCTCTAAGATATGCTGGGATTGTATTAAATAAATAATCAGGATTATTAGAATCATAATCTGAAGCTGAAACTGCTTGACCCCCATAATAAGCACTAGTATCATCTGTACTACCTACCCATGTTAATGCTTCAACACTTCCAGTTGGGAATAAAATATAAGGTGGTTCTGTATTTTGTTTTGGGTATGATTTTGCTGATCCACTATTGAAATACATAAAATATTCCCAACCATCAAAGTTAGAAATAATGGTTTCAATACTTGTATTAAGTTCAGCTTTGCTAGAACTATAAGTACCACTGTTAGTTAGTAGAGATTCTATAGCATTACTAGAAGATTGGATTAATCCTACTTTATAGTAAAAATTATCTAACCTAGTATAAGCAGAAGAAAAGTGAACAAAATTACTATATTCATTATAATCAACACTTATGTTAATTTCTTTCCTGTTTAATAAATTTTTTAATTGGTTTTGGGAGCTAGTTATATCGGTACCTATTAAGGTATCATAACTAAATAATTGACTTGATTCCCCTGTTTCTTGGGTTGCAGTAATACTATAATTTGGACCTTTTATAAATTGAATATCATTTGATTCAAAATTAAAAGGTGGAAAAGTAACACTATATGCCTCGGGGTATGAAATTTCTTCAACTACCCATAATGTTGATTTTAAATCAAATTGGGGAGGTAAAGGTTCGTATAATTTAACTAGTAATGAAGGTTCTACAGCTGTTGTAGTATCTAATCTTAAATTATTTGCTATTACTTGTTGGTCATTACCAAAATTAAGTAAAAAATCTACAAAATAGTCTTGGGTTTCACGAAACTCAATAAATGCTTCACTTGAACTAATAATTAACTCACTAGATATAACATTACTATTTAATCTTAATTCAGTTCTATCTGAGCTAATTTCACTAATATAATAATTAACTCCAATGTCTGAAGCTAATTGCTTTCTGTAGAAATTATAAGTGGCATAAAAGGTACCTTCATCATATCCTAATTCTGAGAGATCTTCAGAGGGGTATAATTCAGTATCCCCATTTACTACACTATAACTTGTTACAGGAACTGCTTTTACTGATCCTATTGTAGGGTAAATTAAATTTTTACTTTCGTCATAAGCATAATATTCTATGTAGTCCGTAGATGAGGAAAAAGCAGTATCTAATCTTGAAGAAGAGATTAAAATGTTATCTTGCTCCTTATACTGTTGAAACTCAAATGTTTGTGGGTCAACTTGGACTATATTTATTTTATTTTCTTCCATATTTAGAAAGTAGTGGTGTTTGTAGTATTAGCTTCTGTTGGTGTAGAAGGAATTGAATTTAGAATATCATTATATTCTTTAGTTCCTGATAGATCAGTATCTTCTATATTATCAACATTTAAATTAATTTTTTCCCCTGTAAGGGCTTCGGCAGTTGAAATTTGTGCTTGTAATAAATCTCTTCTTAATTGAGTTATTTCTGCCCTTAATGCCACTATTATTTCATTATCTTGATCAAAATTTATATAGTCACCACTTGTTTTTACTAGGTATTCATGTGAATTACTAGACCCATAAGCAGGAATATCATAAAATAAATCATTATAATATTTAAAAAAATTAGCAACAGTAACAGTCTCTGCTATCTGTTGGTTTACAGAAAGATTACCCAATTGTTGAAATCGAGTGTCTATAATTTTAGGATATTCGGTTTTAGAATATACTTTTTTTATTAAATCTATTTTTTCTGTAAGTTTATTCATTTTATTTTTTAACCATTAATTACTTTAAAGTAATAATTTTCATCTGATACTATTGTTTGTTTATCAACTACTGTTTTTATTAATATATTATAATATCTTTCAGGCTCCAAACCATTCATATAAATAGTAAAGAAACTTCCAGTTGAATCACAACTAATTTGTGTAAACTCTTCATCAAATTCCACTACATACTCATTAGTATCTAAATCTTTTATAGCATAATATGAAGATGAAGGTAGAGCATAATTTAAAGTATAAGCTGATTGTGTTGTAAAGGTTCTAGTAGGAAATAAAGGTCGTGAATTTATTCTAAATTGATTAATACTTTCACTATAAAATACCCCTTGATTATTATCTAAAGCTACAAAAACATCAGGAGTACTTAAAACTGGGAGTTGTGTTATATCAAATGTTGATAACGTAGTAACAGCATTTGTTATAGCTCCTGAAGTAGAAGGTAATGCATTTATTGTTGCTGCATCCCATTGTAATATATCTCCTTCTTTATATCCTAATCCTAATTCTTTAACAAATACATTTAACATAGAAGTACCATTAAAAGTAGCTCCAAATGTTGCTCCAGTACCTGTACCTGTATTACTATCAGGTGTTGGTAAGGATTGTGTAAATGAACATGAAATAGAACTTGTTAATTCATTTGTTGGGTATGAACCTGTTAAGGTTCTACCAAATTTAAAATCACCACTACTAGTTGAATATGAATAATCCCTCCATTTTATTTCTAATTGTGGTGGGTATATAGTATTAGTATCTACTGAGTAGAAGCTTAATTGAGGTGTAATAGCACTTTCAGTAACAAATTCTTTCGAATCTTCCCACTTAACCATGAAACCCTCGTTTGATATTTCAATTAAACCTTGATTAATATCTTTAGATGATGAATACCATACTTTTAATATGTCAGTGACATCAACATTTAAATCTTTTGTACTTCTTAAGTTAAAGTTTTGTGATGCTGTCAGTGAATTAATATTTTGATAACCCCCTGAACCTGTATACCAATTACCACCTCCAGCATTATTACTTCCTGAAAATGAACCAGTAACTAATGGTGGAAATCCTCCTTGTACCCATGGTCTTGAACCTGAATAGTCTTGGAATACCCAACTTACTCCTGTTCCATTAATTTTATTATCTAAATATTGACCTGTACCATTGTTCCAAGAACCTGATACTGGATATATTTCTAAGTTAGAATTAAGTACTATGTTTGTTGCTTTTGCAACATATGCCTTTAAACTCCCTGACCATTGGTTCCACTCACCTGCTTGACCATCTACTTTGGCAATACTACCAATAACTTCTTCAATCTCAGACTGGTCAAATTTGATAATTGACCTAGCAACTTGAGGTGAAGGTGTTGTTGATGGGTAAGTGTTAAATACATCTAATATAGGGTCTAACCCAGTATTCATTGCCGGGTAAGCACTATATATTGAGGCGTCTTGTGAGGGGAATAATTTGTATATTGCCATAATTATAAATTTACTACTTTTCCTTTAATATCTGTATTTGGGTATTTTAATTCAAAAATGCTAGGATCTAATGATGGGAATATTGTCCCATTTTGATTAGCTCCGGACATATCATAAGCCCATTCTGAATATCCTTTATTTGATCCTGCTATATTATATGTTACAATAGATTTAACAGTTTGTACCCCCTCTAATCTGTCTAATATTACAAATAAATCAGGTATTATTATAGGTTGGTTTATTTGCCACCTATCAATATTAAAATATGTTTGAAGTGATGTTATACATCTTTCAAGTACTTCATTATTATTAAAATTAGGGTAAGTAATAATTTCAAAATTTACACCAAAATTAATAATAAAAGCATCTTTAATATTAATAGTATCACCAATCATTTTATATTCATTAAGATATGTTCTAACATTTTGTTTTAAAGTATTAGAAGCAATATTTAAATTCTTTTGGTTATCTTGTGTTAATACATAAAGATCTAAAGTTGTATTAGCTTCATCAGCATTTGGTTTTTGAGTCCATGCTTTTGATATCCTACCATATTTAGAAGGCATACTTAAAGCTCTTACTAAATAATCATTAGCTGTTACGTTTCTTAACTGTGTTGAGAAATTAGATATACTGTTTTGTCTTATTTCTTCTATTGAATCTCCATCTTGACCTCCTGAGGCTGCTTGTGGGTTATTAGATGCTATAGAATCAAATACATACTGTGCTAAACTAGGATTAAGCCCCCCTTTTATAAATTTTATATTTGAAGTATTAATATTAGTAATAGTGTTAGATAGCACGTTAGATTGAACACCCCCACCTGTATAGTATCTTACTGTCAAACTTGTATTTGAAGGGGCAATACCATAAGTATTTGTAAATACAAAATTTGTAGGACTATAAGCTGCTGTTAATTTGTTTTGTTCAAAAGGTAAACCTAAACCAACATTCATTGAATTTGGTATAATTTCTTCAGTTGTACTATTGGGGTTACCAACACCAAATTGAAGTTGAAGAAGAGTATTACTTAAGAATCGAGTTGCAAATCTAGTTTCTACAGCTTTAGTTTGTAATAAATAAGGTGTGTCACTATCTAAATAAGTATTAGGGTCATTAACATTTGTGTTTTTTATACCATCAAATACTAAATCTTGACCTAAATAATCAACCTCATACCATTTATTACCATCTGAATCTACTATATCAACTATACCTGCTATGTTAGGTTGATCAATTTCTATTGTAAGGAAAGCTTGTGGGTTTCCTACAGAAAATGATGTTGTATTAATTTTACCTGAAAATACATTTCTTGATTTTTTTAATAGGTAAAATGAGGGGTTACCACCTGATAATTGAGCAACTGAAACATTAGTTGGATCTAAAGAATTAGATACTGTAAAGTCAATTGGATTATCAAGAGTAAACGTTACAGGGGTTGCTGAGGTTGTTGATATTGATGTGTTAGAATCTACATATAAAGCATAATCATAGTCTGGAACATATTCGTTATTAACTAATTTAGCAGGGACTTGTTGGTATATATCTAATATAGTATTTGATAAACCTGTAACTTTAGGTTTATAACCATACATATAAGCCATATCAAATATATTACTTTGTTGTCTAGAATATTGTAAAAAGTTTTCTTGTATTTGATTATCTAAATAGAAGGATAATACATCACCTACATATGCTGCTTGTTCTATAAACATCATCCCAGGGGATGTGTTAGAAAAATCGGTATAAGTAGTTGGGAAGTAAGTTTGTGAATAGTTAATTAGCTGATTCCTTAATTCTGTAAATTCTTTGTTTACGTATTTTATGTCTTTTCTTACAGCCATTAGTTAAAATTTAAATTTAAAGTATCTTCAATAGCAGTATTTATAACATTATAATATATTTGTACTGTTACTTCGTTATTGTCTGGGTTAGATAAAACATTTAATTCTTGAACGTTTACTAGAGGAAATTCTCTTTTAAGTTTAGTTTCTACATCTTCTCTTAAAAAATCTAAATTACCTTCACTTATTTGGGTAAATATAAATCTTCTTAACCCCCCACCAAATGTAGGATTTCCAGGTCTTTCACCTGGATTAGTTAAAAAGTAATTAATTAAATTATTTTTAATTGCTTCTGCTGTTTGGTAATTAGGAGTGAACACACCACCTTCATTGAATGGGAGATTTACTCCAATACCCACTGCTGGGCTTAAGTCATTAACAAACTGGTTGGGTGCTCTAAATGCCATATTATATTTTACCTTTCATTAAACCCATTATTTGGCTCATATCTACCTCACCTTGAGGTAATTGTCCATTTGGGCTAGTTGTATCCATATTACCATTCATTTGTAATGGCATCGTATTTGTATTTGCACTTATAGTACCATTAGCATCAGGCATCATACTACCTAAAATACCTTGTATATTTTCCTTCATTTCCATTCTTTTATCATCTGACATAGGTTGTTGCATGATTGGGTTAGTTGGGCTAGGTGTTCCTATACCTGTTGAAGGAGTTGCTGTAATTCTTTCGACAACTGTTTGTCTAGGGGCACGTACAGCTTCCATAAGAATATCTTTCATTTCTTCTTGGATTGCTTCCTTTACGGCTTCCTTTACGATTGTTTTTAATTGACTTAGTTTCATATAGTTATAAATATTAAATTAATCTGCTTTTAAATTGTTTTGTATTATATAAAATGATAGTTCATCTAGTAATATTTGATCTTCAGCACTAAAAGAAGGTTCTCCTTGTAATATTGTAATTCCTCCTGAATTTTTAGCTATTGCTCTTCTTCTATATTGATCCCCGACTTTAAATTTTTCCTCTTTTATTACAGATAGTTCAAAACCATTTACATTAGCTAATATTGAGTTACCCTGTTCTTGTGAGTTAGCTTGTATTGCTAAAAGCTCAGCATTTATTTGTTCCATAGGTATATCACCTCCACAATTTTCTATTAGTTCATCAATACGTTTTAAGTATCTTAATATTATTATTAGGGATATAACTAAAAATATAAGGGATATAAGTAATGCCTTTTTTAAATCTTCAGATATATCAACTAAATCTTTAAGTAACTCTTTAACATCTTCTAATTTTGCTATTAAAGAATAAGGTACACCTACACCTGGGGGTGTGGCAACTGGGAAACCTATTGCGGAAATACTACTTTTTACACCCTTTAATTGGACTGATAGATAAAGAAATAAAGCTGCTATTGCTGTATTAGCTGCTATTACTACCCACATTTGGTTTATTTGTTTAACTATAGAATTTCTTCGTTTTATAAGTTCTCTTAAAAGCTCATTATTAGGGCATACCGCCCTTTCTTGTTCTTCTTTTTCTAATTTGGTAATACCAAACACAACCATTAAAGATATAGCTAAAGGAAATAATTTGTTTTGGGCTACCGCAGCAAATGATAATATCTGGGCTTTTATTGTGATTATAGCTATTTGGGCCGCTCCTAAACCTATAAGGGCAGCGGTTTCAGCTAGCTTATTCATTTCATTTTTTACCTGGTCTGCTCGCCTTTCAGATTCTTCATCTATATCAATTAATTTTTTTATAGGTAGAACTTGTGGTACTTCACCCGCAAGGGTTATTAAAGATTGTTTATCAGGGGCATATTGGTCTTTTTTATAAAGAACTATTGGTTCTAATATAGCTAATTCAGGTAAGGCTTCGATTGTTACTGTTCCAAACCTAATCTCATATTCTCCATTTTCATCAGTTTTTATGTCTTTATTACCATCTTTATCATATACATATTCTTTGTATTCTTCCTCTTTTTTTATTTGTTTAGGTTTACCAGTTATTCTATTTATTTTACCATTAGGGTCGTCAACTTTAATTTTTCTAGTTTTAGTTACTAGCTTCATAGGAAATAAAGCAAGGAGAGGTTGTACTTCAACTCCTTGAATAGGTTCACTTGTTTGCTCACTGTACAATCTTCCTTTAGTAGAAAAAGTAGTGATAACAGGTTTGTATTTTTCAAGAATTTCTTTTGTTGCTTTAAAATCTTCAATACCCCCCTGTACCCCCTCAGCTTTAGCTATAATTTCTAAACCTTTAGGTGTTTGTAAAAATTGTTTACCTAGATCTATTAATATTTTTGAATCTATCATATTAGGTAGTTTTTACTTTTTTAGATTTATAATCACCTGCTTGTGCCCTGTTAGATATATTATCTAATACACCCCCAGATTGACTAAGAATATTGGCTAAAGATGAAGCAATAGGAAGAGAACCTTCTTTACCTAAAGCACTACATAAAGTCTTTAAGTTATCTATTAATGCTGTAAAATCATTTATAAAGGTATCACCTAAAATTACGGATTCAGATGCATTTTGTTTACCTAGAGATACTACACCTTTATCAGATATAATATTTACATTTTTAGTTTGAGATTGTATACCCAAATCTTCAATTGATGTTAATACAATAGACTTTTGTGATGAAAATAATATATTATCTGTATGGGTATTAAATAATAATCTACCAGAATTTAATATTATCTGAGGGTCATTATATAATTTAGGTGATTTAGGAACTGGAGAAATTATGTTTGAATATGGTATTGTTGAACCTTCGCCTTCACGTGTTGTAGCAACAGCTATATCAAATGGGATATTTTGAGTAGAAGTTAAATATATAGACGTAGGGTCGTTATTTATATCTTCAGTAATTGGTAAATAACCTTCTGATGAGCCACTTGTTGGTTGACCATTTTTTATAATAGTAATTGGATCTCCATTCTCAGTATTACTACCCCGGGACCAATTGTTTGTTATAGTACCTCCAGCTTTAGATGTATTACCTAACCTAATACTATTACCAAATCTACCTTCAAGTATATTATCACCAGCAAAAGGTAAAATAGGATGAATATCTCCTTTTTCTTCAAAAGTACCACCACTATTACCATTTAAATCTAGGCTTTGTTTTTGTGTTGTAGGTCTATTTACATTTCCTGTTTCTATAGAGGTATATGATTTATTTAAAGATGGGGAAAGGTTACTATCATTATTTAAACTTATGGGTACAGCATTCATATGTTGGCTATTCCATAATGAAGTAATACTTACATAAAAATTCTTTAATTCTGATCCTATATCAGGGTTTATATTTGATGGTCCCTTTACAATAAGCACATACTCGTTAACTAAGGGATAATTTTTTAAATTAGGGAATAAGGGGGTAGCAAGTTGGAGGGTAGCATTATCTACACTTGTAGAACCTGGGGTTTTGACTTCAGAAAAGTTAATTGTACCTATTCCTGACCATTGACCTGTTTTTGTAAATAAATCGGAATTAGAATTAAGATTAATATCTGTAACTCTAGCAACTATAAATTCTCCAATTTGTGGGACTTCACCAGTAGTCCCACCCATACTTGAATTAGTATTAGATGATACTTGAAATAATCTAGATATTCCAGTTTTATTTACTGCCATCTTTAGTTTCCTCGAAGTTATTATTTAGATTTTCAATCTCCTTCATTAATTGTTGTTTTTCTTCTTCCGTTATACCTAGTGCATCTTCACTAGAACTATTGTTGAGCGCGCGTTGTATTATAGTCGACATTTTAATTAATTGTTCATCGTTACGAACGCCAATTTCTAAATATTCTTTTATAAGTGGCACTATAAGAGTTGCATCCCCTATATCATTTATAAGTGGTTTTAATTCTGAAATTAAACCTGAGATTTGAGATGATTTTTTATTTTGGTTGTCATAAATTTCACTGAGTATGTCAGAAAATTTTTTATTACCAAATACTATGTTGTCTAAAGCCATAATGTTATTTTATTATAAATATGGATATAAGAAGGATTTAGAATTTAGCGTGACCGTTTTCTAAAAAGAATATATATTGTGATTTAAATATACCATAAAGCTTGTCAGCTATTTTAGTTATTTTAGGGGTTTTTACATCTACCATCTCTCTTATGTAGATATAAAGTGCCTTTTTATTAAATATTTCTATATTTTCCCTATTTCTAAATAACTCTAATATGGCATCTGCTATTTTAGCATCATTTTTCTTTGGAAATAAATCATAAATATTTAATGTAACATGATCAACAAATAAATCTATATATTTACTTAATTCTGTATTTTGGGGATCATCACTCATACTGTAAGTGTGATTTGAAGTCTCTTTAGTTAATATATCTACATCTATCTTTTTAATTTTTTTACTATAATTTTTAGTATTATATAAAATTAACCAACGTTTTACTATAGTACCAAAATAGGAGTAAGCTTTAGCCCCTCTTGTTGGGTCAAATAAGTGAAATTTAGATAAACAAAAAGTAATTATTTCATGTTGTAAATGTTCTAAATTCTCAACCTCAGTATGGTAGAATTTAAATGTGTGAATAATATTCTGAGTTAGTTTAAAAAATGCATAATGGATCTCTGATTCATATATTTTACTTCGAATTTCAGGATCTGGTTCATTATTATATCTTACAATGGCATTTTCAGTATCTTGGGTAAAGTAATTTTTGCTTTTTGGTTTTCTCTTTTTTTTAATTGGTTCCATTAATGGTAGTATTGGTTTTAAATTTAGATATACTTTCTTGTATAACCTTTATTTGTGAAAAAAACCAACCAATTTCATCATCTCCTTCAAATATACCTTTTTGGTCTATTTTTTTAAGACGATTATCTGCATAATCTATTTGTGTGTTGAACTCATCAATATATTTGTTTTGATCAATAATAATATCTTCTAATTTTTCTGTTTTACGTAAAAGATTAAAAGTCGTAAATCCTAAGATCACGACTAATAAACCTAATACTATTGAAATTATTTGTAATATCATAAACTGTCTAACATATTTTTAAGCCCTGGGCTAGATAAGCCAGTTAAGGCTTTGCTTTTGGTACTCTTATTATTATTCAATGTATAATTCTTTTTTGTGGTATCCACGCTATTCTTAGAGAACTTTGGTAACCATTCAATCTCAAATTCAATACGCGCAGCCATCATGTCAGCCTGATGTAAAATGAATGGGAGTGATGTGCGAGGTTTCTGTTCTGGCATAAATGATTTTAAATATTTATCATTTGCTGAGTCATACAAACCATCATGTGTTTGGATTGCAACCATCTCGTTAAAAGTATATTTAATATCATGTTGCTGAAGTAGAAATAATCCACGATCTGGAACAGCTGCAAATGATAATGCTTTATTAAACATATAATCTTCACCTAATTTATCACGTCTCCAATTATCTGTCTGAGGTATATATGCTTCTTCAGTATCAGACCCCATTTTACCTAGGTCATGGTTGATCGCCGAAAATACCAATTCTTCCTGGGTAAATGTCGTCATATCACAACCAAACCCCTCCCATACAGCGGACATGGACAAAGCTGCTTTTACAACTCTATTAACGTGATCTACATACCCACCTGGGAATGCTGAATGATATTCTTTCTTATGTGCCGCTGGCATTAGAATAATACGGTCTTCATACTTACTATAGAAATCAAGTAAACGTTGTTTACGATCTCCAGTAATATATGTTTCAATGTTAGTGTTAAATTCAATCCAATTTGATTGGATCTTTTCAGCAGATAATTTCATAACTTTTATTTTTTT